TAAAATTAAACTCAATATTATCAAGTATAAAATCACTTGAAATACTTGTTGTTTCCGAGAAAGCTGCTGTGTTTAAATCATAATCAGTTTCATTAATTGCTTTTGTTATAACTACACTAGAACTACTTGAACCTATTGCTGCAATTATATCATCTTGTTTTGAGCTGGTTGCTGCATCTACTAATGCACCAGTACTATCAATATTATATACCCTATTTGCTTCTGCATTCCATTGCACAGTATTAAGCTTAACATCTATTAAGGCAGTAGCATTTGTTGGTTTTGGATTAGTAATTACCATTAGACCTCCTTAGAAACAAATGATTCAAATGCTTTAGAATATGAAATCATCTTTTCTTCTTTCGGCTCTTTTGTATTTTCTAAATCAGCATTTTGTTGTGCTAAAGGTTCATCTCCACCTTCGATTGGTTCACGCCCTCTTAATCTTCTATACTCATTAATAGTTAATGTATTATGGTCCAACTCTTGCATCTGTTGATTGAACTCTGTTTCTTCTTCTGTATGGTCTTTAGGTTGGAATTTGAACTCTAACCCTGAGTCTTCATCTTGTAATATCTCTTTAATGATATTTTTAGTGATAGCTTTCTCAAACACTTTTAAGTATGGTTTGATAGCATTCTTGACTGTAATTCGTTCTTGACCTTCTTGTGTGCTTCTATTAGTATTTTCATGGAATCCTGCTTCAGTTGGACTTACACCAAAAATACCAAACACTAAATGGAAGTACCATTTCTGACCTTCTAACCATTCCATGTCCCTTGCAGAACCAGTGAATGATGCAAATGTTGCTTTAGTATTATGAAACAATAATTTATGTGCTTTCCCTTTAACTTCTTTCATCCATGAAGATTTAAACTTCTTCATTGATTCAGGATTAGCTCCTTCTAGCCCTATGATGCCATCAGGAATTGCGTTGTTTTTAAAGAATTCTTTATTCCATCTTGTACTTTGTATAAGAACTTCTAATACCTGTTGTATGGCTTGAACAGGAGAGAATCCGTAAATACTATAAGACTTCTTGTTCATGTACATATAACACAATTCATCGGGTTCAAACTTGTTAGGATTGGATCTTGGGTTTTTAAAAGAATATTGATAATAAGCTTGTAACCTTCTATAAAGGTCGATTTGTTTTAATACTGTTCCTGAATCAGCTAAACGTAACTCGTTCAATGTACGTTTACCAAACTCTTTCAATACTAATTGTTCTTCAGTACCTTTCTGTCTTCCATAATCGTCTAACACTGGTACTATCTTTGTTTCATATGAGTCTCTTGAATATACCTTTACCCATGTAGCAGCATCAATTTCACCAATGTCTGTAATACTAGGATTTATCATGTCTATTATATCCCAATTATCTGTATTAACATTATTTAAGAAATCTTTAATCTTTTTAATGTTTTCACTCTGGTTAGTTTCATCATCAATATCTGTCTTAACAATATCCCAATCAATAATAGAAACTTCTTTCTTGATAGTGTTTAACACCATCTGCACCCATGAAGATTTAGCAAATGCTCGGACCTCCGTGATGTTAATGCTCCTTGGTTGACCAAGACGAGCAGTAAAAAACCATTTAGGGAATATAGGGAGCTTGTTAGGAAGTTCATCTTCTTGTGCTCCATTAAATCCTAAAATACTGGTAGAAAAAACCTTATTCTTTATATTGATAATAGTATCTATAATAGCCATACCTTAATTATTGGTATAACTAATATAAAAATACTATTACTATTTTGACCAAGGATTAGCAACATTTGCTAGATGTGCTCTTAACATACCATTAGATATCTTCTCATTAAGAGTCTCATCACGTGTTAGATATTCCCTGAACTGATGATACATTTGTGTTATGTTTTGCTCAGGTGTTAATGCATCATCTTGTTTATATTCATCCTCAACCTTCTTCTTGGTACGTTCAACTGCAAGAGATATCTCTGCCTTTAACTTACTAAGTTGTACTCCTGATGCCCATTCTTCAAATCTCTTAACCTCTTTCAAACTTTCTTGTAATGCATTTAATTGGCTTTCTTGTTGTGCTAGTTGTGTCTTTGAAGTTTGTATCTGTTGTTGAGTTTGATTAATACTATTACTAATTGTAATAATATCATTCATTATATCCTTTGATGATAATTCAACAGGTTGTACATCTGTCTTAACAACTACTACATCACCCTTTCTAACGAATGTTCTTTTAACGCCTTTATTCATAATTCATCTCCTCCTTCATTATTGGTTTCATATGTTCAATTCTTTCAATAATAATCTTATCAATCACATATGATGCATCGATTAATACTTTAACCTTATCGCCTTTACTATTAACAACTTCACTATATGTATTATTGATCTTCTTATTCTTACCATCCATCTTATATGTCTGATAGCTTATAATACCAACACCATTAGTAATCTTCGCTTCAAGATTGCAAATGAACATTTGTGGTTCTGTTGTCTCAAACTTGTGTGTGTTACCCATTGGTATCTTTACTGTCTTTGCTTGGCTTAAAAATTGTATCTCTTTAATCCTTTTCTTTAATCTAGCAATAACTGGTAATCTTATGCTGATGTCTAACTTCTCTTTTACTTTTGCTCCAAAATTTTGTTTTTCTTGTTCCATATTTTATTTCTCCCTGCCATACATAGCAGTCAATCTCGTACTATTTAATTTATGTGTGATTATACAATTGTATCGTTGTCGTTTTATTATACGTTTTAGATTCTTATATAATGTTGCTTTATTAATTGTTCCTTCGAACTGTTCTATTATCTCAACGCCTGTATAATAACACCCTATATGTTCATCAAAAAATCTCATCAAATCAGCTTGGCTCATAATTTCCTCCCACATTCAGCACAGTATTTCATACCAAGCTTCTTATATTTTTTACATTCATCACAACCTTCATAATACTTCTTCATAAAGCACCTCCTACAAATTCAAACACTTCCATCTCACACCGTTCAATAGCGTAACCTAAAGCAATAGGGATGTCACCATGTATCCCAGTCTCTACTAGTTTGCCATCGTTAAGTGCATAGGTTGAACACTCATCTATGATTTGATGGCTCAAGGTCTTGTCTGCTTCTGTTGCATAAGGTAATCTGATTCTACCATTCTCAAATTGAGTAGCTAATCTTTTAATCATTGCAACTTTACCTATCGTATGTCGTTTATTATCAAACTCTAAATCGTATGAACGCTTTGCAGCACCATCTGCAGCAGCAGTCCAAAACAATGTATATGAGAAGTTGTAGTTCTTTAATTCTTTGCTCATTGACCTGATACTATTCTCTTCTAAAGCATTATCATCATACCCATTAATACCAGACAAATATTCAATATAATCAAACTGTTCAGTAATAGACATTCCTTGTCTCGTGAAACATTGAAGAACCGTGTAACTTTCCGCTGTTTTGCCAACGCCAACAAAAGCACTTTTATCTGCAGTAACCCTATCACTAAAAGCAAAATCAACACCTTGTACTTTAAAATCATATTTTCCACCCTCATTATAGCTTAATGTCTCGTCACATGCAGCAACCAACCATTCTTTCTTTATTAATGCTTTAGTATTATCAATTGGATTATTCCTAAACTCTGACTCGAATGCTACCGATCCAATACTATGTAGTTTCTTCTTTAATCGTTCCTCTGTCCAATAAGCCGCCCATAATATATTATTAAAATCTTCATCACATGCAGAATAAATCTTACCACCAAACAATCTAATTTTTTTAACCAATAATGAATCAAGATGTAGTATTGTACCAATAAATTTAATCTTACCTCTTATTGGATCAAGTGATGGAATAATAATCTTGTTAAGCTTGTTAGCATCCTTTACTCTTAGCTCAGGATTCAATACACGCTGGTCATCTTCTATATCATCTAGTATTATTAATGTTGGTCGTGATTCTTTAAACTTAAATCCTCTAAGGTTTTGGTCGAAACTCACTGCTTCAATCCTCATACCTAATATATCAAAACAATCTTCCCTGTCCTTATTATTTTCATCCTTTGCTGATTTAAATTCTTTAATGCCGTAGATGAACTCAAGCATTGGATTGCCCTTTAACTCTGACCTTATTGGATCTAGGAATTGAATAGTCTTAGAATAGTTTTGTGATACATAAACAATATATTTCTCACGTTTATTAACAATACACCATACTAACCAAATAAGACCAACGAGTGTTGACTTAGCATGTCCTCTTGGTGCTGCTACTGCTTCATCATCAGGTGTATTAATAATGTCTAATATCTCTTGATGGAATGGTGCAAAGTCAGCTGATGCATAAGTAGGGAAACAACAAAATGCAAACATTTCGATATTATACTCAAAAGAAAACAGCCACATGAGTGTATCTCGTAGTATTCGTTTATCATCAATGTTATCAATGATTTGCAGTAGTTCTTCTTTATTTATTTTCATAGTTAGAGATGTAAATTTGCCCTTAACGGAGGCGAGGCGTCCATAGGAAAAAAGAGGTGAATAATCAAACCTATGAATGTGAGTTGTAAATTATTATTCTGTCCTACCTAATAACTTTTTTAAATGTTCTTTAACCTTGTCAATCTCTGGCTCGATATTAATGTTTAGATTCATGTTAAGCTTCTTATCACCAAAGTGTGCCTTATGTAAGGATATCTTAGTTTGCATTAATCGTATCAAACTTTCGTCCTTTAGCCCTTTCTTATGTTGTAATCGGTCAAGGTTCTTTTGTATGTCTAACACATTAGCAGTTGGGTCTTCTAATCGTTGAATAAAGAAATTAATCTCTTCATCTTTACTATTCTTGCCTCGTTTTTTAATCTCTCTAAGCTGTGCAGCATACTTCTTTTTAAGTGATAATGTACTACCTCCTTTACGACCTGCTTCAATAGCTAGTGTATTGTTAGTAAAGGACTTGGCTGGGAACTCTCCCATTATTCATACCTCTTTAAAATCCTATTATGTACAGTTGTAATGTTCACTAACATGTTAATCATTTCATAATTTATATGTACTTTCTTATCTATTGAGTTGGATAGTTTAAAAATATCGTCATTATATTTGATTTGAAAATCTTTAAACTCTTCCATATTTTTTTCATATTGAATTTGAAGATTATATAATGTACTAACTGACACTATAAAAAGAAATATACATAATATTATTTTCCATTCCATTTTATTGTTCCACCAAATTAAGTTGTTCTACAGTTAGTATATTATGAGTATGTTTAAACCCACAAGTATCTCTAATACTACATTTCATATCGGTACAAATAGAATTTCCTCTTTCTTTACCCTTATAACATACAGGTAGTAAATGTTTACTTATTTCTGGTATTATCTTCAATCACCTCAATTGATTTCTCTAGTTTAACTGATAATTTAGTTTCATCAGGAAATAATTTACTTAATCTATCTTTGATTGACTTTCTAGTAGAAATATGTACTCTAGGGTCATCAATATATTTTTTACAATTCATATATGTATACAAAACTAACTTATATTTAAATCTTTCTATTTTGTATACAACATTAAACCACTTTTGCCATAAAACCGTTGTTTTCTAACTTTCTTATTATATTTATATTCTCTTATGTAATAAGTAGAAAACAATGGAAAAGTGGTAAAAGTGGTTTAATAATAGAAACATTTATATATAACTTATACTTTATGTATTCTAAAAGTATAAAGGTGATAATATGAAGTTCGATAGAAAAGTTTCAAAATGGGGAGGAAGCACAGGTATTTCCCTGCCACAAGATTTATTGTTATATTTAAATCTTAAACAAGGTGACGATATAGTCATAGAAGATAAAATGGGTCAATATGGACCATATCTAGTAATATATGAGAAAGGTGCTTCTAATGATACAAATACCAAAACAATTGAGTAATTTTAGATTCATTAAAACTAATGAATCTAAAGCCCCTATAGAAAAGGGATGGACAACAACGAAAAATTATACATATGATGAGTTCAAACCTGTATCTACAACATATGGTG